TGTAACGCGAGATAATTATGCTACAAAAAATTAGAATACAACCGGGATTTAATAAGCAGGTCACAGCGACTGGTGGCGAGGGCCAATGGATAGGTGGTGATTATGTTAGATTTAGATATGCCACACCAGAAAAAATAGGGGGTTGGGCTCAATTAGGAGATAATACTCTTACAGGAAGAAACACCGCACTACATCATTTTGTCAACGCGTCAGGAATTAAATACGCTGCCCTTGGTACAAACAGATTTTTATATGTATATTCTGGAGGAGTTTTTTATGACATTACTCCTCTTAAAAGTACAACAACATTAACAAGCGCCTTTACAACAACACAAAGTGATGCAACAGTTACAATTACTTTTGCATCTGCTCATGGTATATCTAAATACGATATTATCCGTTGTGATAATTTTAGCTCTGCTACCAATTCTAATTTTGACGATGATGATTTTGACGACGTAAATTTTATGGTCGCAACGGTTCCAACTTCAACAACGATTACTATTGAAATGGGATCCGTTGAATCTGGATCAGGAGCTAGTACTTCAGGTGGAGTAAGAGTTAAACATTTTTATTCAATAGGACCTGCGGTTGAAGAATCAGCAGCTGGTTGGGGACTTGGTCAATGGGGTGGTACTGTTTCTGGAGAAATTACAGATACACTAGATGGTGCATTAACTTCAGGTTCATCTAGTATTGTTCTAGATAATTCTGCATCAATGCCTGCTTCAGGAACAGTCTTAATAGATAGTGAACGAATTGCTTATACTTCAAATACAACAGGTACTAATACTTTATCAGGATTAACAAGAGGATCAGACAATACAACAGCTGCATCGCATTCAGATGGTGCAACGGTTACCGATGCATCGGACTATACGAAATGGGGTGCATCGCAAACTGGAGATATTGTTACAGCCCCTGGTCTATGGTCCCTGGACAATTTTGGAAATAAACTTATTGCAACTATCTTTGATGGTGCAACTTTTGAATGGGATTCAGATGCAACTGGTGCAACATCTACACGGGCAACGATTGTTGCCAATGCACCAACAGCAGCGATACAGACTTTAGTATCTACACCTGACAGGCACTTAGTTTTTATTGGAACAGAAACAACGATTGGAACGACATCAACACAGGACGACATGTACATAAGATGGTCGGATCAGGAGAGCATCAATGCTTCAACTTCATACGCGCCTTCAGCAACCAATACCGCTGGTACACAGAGACTGGCCGACGGAACACGGATCGTTGCAGCGATTAGAGGTCGTGATGCAATTTACATTTGGACAGATACATCTTTATTTATTATGAGATTTGTTGGTGCGCCTTTCGTATTTTCATTTCAACAAGTTGGAACGAACTGTGGATTGATTGGAAAAAATGCAGCTGTTGAGGTTGATGGTTCTGCATACTGGATGTCAGAGAATGGTTTCTTCAGGTACACTGGTAGATTAGAATCATTAGCATGTTTGGTTGAAGACTATGTTTTTGATGATATTAATACAGTTCCTAAACAACATATTTATGCAGGATTAAATAATTTATTTGGTGAAGTTACATGGTTCTATCCAGGTAGTGGTGCTGCATCTAATAATAGATCGGTTACTTATAATTATATGGATTCAACACCGGAGCGACCTGTATGGACTACAAGTTCTTTAGCAAGAAGTACTTGGGCAGACTCACATATATTTGGTAAACCACACGCAACAGAATATGACTCTGATGCTACGAGTGATTCAACCGTTGGTAACACGGATGGTGTTACAATATACTATGAACACGAAACAGGAGTTAATCAAATTAAGGCAGGTTCTTCTACAGCTATTGCTGCAAGTATAGAGTCTGGTGATTTTGATATATCAGCAACACAGGGTGGTGGAGCAGATTTAAGAGGCGATGGTGAGTACATGATGAAAATTAGAAGAGTGCTTCCAGATTTTTTAACTCAAACTGGAGATGCAAGAGTGACATTAAACTTAAAAAATTATCCAACAGATTCACAAGCAAGTTCTTCATTAGGACCCTTTACATCTTCAACAACCACAGATAAAATAGACACACGTGCAAGAGCAAGAGCTATATCTTTAAAGGTTGACAATACAAGTACTGGACAACACTGGAAATTAGGTACTTTTAGATTAGATATACAAGCGGACGGGAGAAGATAATGGCTAGAATTGTACAATCATTAACACAACCATTACCTAAATATGATCAACAGATACAACAATCATTTGTTAGAGATGTAGATGGTGTTATACAAAAATTAAATACTTCTTTTCAACAGGATTTAAAAGATGAATCAGAGGCGGAGGCTTTCTTTTTAGCATAATGGCAAATAGTTTCGTAAACAAAAAAGTAGATTTAACAAGCACAAGTGCTACAACTTTGTACACAGTGCCTGCTTATGCTACAGCTGTCATTAAATCCATTCTGGTATCAGATGATTCAGGTAGTGGAGACACTATAACAATTACAATAACCGATACAGATGACGCTGTTTTCAGTCTTTTTCATGTTAAATCAATATCAGCAAGCGGAACCTCAGAACTGCTATCAGCACCATTAATCGCCAAGGAGAGCGAAGTAATTAAGGTGACTGCAGCTACTGCAAATAGACTTCATGTTGTACTTTCGGCTTTAGAAATTAAGCCTAGAGATGTAACTTGATTTACTTGTAAAAAACAAGTAATAATAAAAACTCAGGTGAAATCCCTGCCTTTAACAATCAACAAACATTATGATAACAAGATCGAAAATGCGAAGACAGTTATATACAGGCGGTGGAATAGCCAGTTTACAAAGACAAGGTTATGGACTTGGGGACATAGTTAAAAAAGCTGGTAAAGTTGTAAAACAAGTATTTAAAAGTGATGTAGGAAAAGCTGCATTATTAGGTGCTGGTCTTTATGGTCTAGGTGGTGGTACGTTTTTTGGAAAAGGATTTCCTGGAATGGGTGGAGGTTTTTCAATGGGAAATATACTTCCGAATATAAAAGGTTTAAGTACAGTAGGAAAAGCAGCTTTAGGAACAGGGGCAGCTTTAGCTTTTGGTGGAGGAGATCCAACAAAAACTAAAGGTTTCGACATAGCTAAACGAAAAGGAGATGTTGAAAGTTACCTAAGAAGGTATTATAGACAATATAAGCAGTCCGATTGGCAAACAGGTTGGACTCAAGATGAGGAGGATGCATTCGTGGCTAAATATACAAGTGAATACAATCAGGGTGGCAGAGTAGGACTTCAAGCAGGTGGACAACCTGTAGTTGATGAAAGAATGAAAAATACTTTGGAAGAAAACGTTCGTATGAATAATCTTCAAAAAGAATTAAATGAAAGAGTTAAACATGGAAGTAGGACTCAAGGTTTAGAAATTGGCCAACTTACAGACATGTATGGAAAAAAATCTAGAGATTATCCTGTTTATAGCGGAATTGAAGGAACAACTCAACCTACTGAAGCACAATCATACGGTGCAGCTATGAATATGGGCTTAAGACCCGAACAAGTTAAAGCAGTAGCTTATTTTAATACTTTACGAAATAAGTATGGAGATCAAGGAATGATGGCAGGACCTATGGCACCTCCTATGTTTCATCAAGGTCAATCAGTTGCAATGCCTATGAGTGGAGGCCTTTCAAGTTTTACAGGAGTAGCACCAGGAACAAGTCCATTAGCACCTGAAAATTTTTTTAAAACACCAGCAGAAGGATTTGCTCGATATCAAGAAGGTTTAAGAAGATCTATGATGTTAAATCCAAATTCAGGTATATATTTTGATGCTGATAAAACTTATGATGCTGGAGATTATGTTTCTCCTAAAGGTATTTATACATTCCGTGAGCCAGAGCCAAGGCGCGGAATGATGATTGCTGGAAAAGAATATTTTAGTGAACAAGAAGCAATTGATGATATGGGTATTGAAAGATATAATCAACTTATGTCAAAAGGCGGCAGAGTAGGATTATACGCAGGAGGAGATCCTGAAGATTATCCAGAAATGACAGAACCAAGTATCATTGATCTTATTCAAGAAGAAG